ATGACCAAGTCACTCCTCAACCACATATTAGAGGGAACATATGAGCCAGGCAGGCACGGTGAGATATTAACTGAACACACGTGTGTACAATGCGGGGAATGGTTCGTGGTAGGAGGAAAACAAGGCCCTGTTCCCAAGTATTGTTCTGACAGGTGTCGCGATCGCTGGCACCATCAACACATTAAGAATAGGCCAGCCAACAAAGAATGTGTCATTTGCCATAAACCGTTCTTTGGATATAGCAGGGTAGAGTGTTGTTCCCTTAGTTGTTCGAGCAAAAAGTCTGCTCTTACTAACAAGGCCAACGGAAGACAGATAACTGAAGATAAACAAAAGGTGTGTGTTGTTTGTGGGGGGTTATTCTGGGTAGATCACAGTCATCTGTATTCTAAAGGATGCAGTAAGCGTTGTTATGATGCCTTGTATCGAAAGAATAACAGGGATAAATGCAGGGATAAATTACAGCGATATAACGCTAAGAAGCATGGCAATATAGTGGAACAGTTTAACCCATTGCTTATATATGAACGTGATAACTGGATTTGCCAAATATGCGGCAAGAAAGTTAAAAGGAATGGTAAAGCCCATCACCCATTGCAACCAAGCATAGATCATATCATTCCGATATCGTTGGGAGGGTCACATAGTAGGCTCAACGTGAGGTGTACCCATCTTAACTGCAATTTAACACGGGGTAATAGAGGCCCAGCACAATTACTATTAGTTAATTAAGCAGATACACAGGGTGGGTCATACATGTGGCAACTTTCACTCCTGCTACCGAAGGCCAGGGACGCGCAAAATATCGCTAAATTGGACAGGGGGGGTAAATGAATTTAGAAACCATATCAATAGATCAAATTAACCCAGCAAAGTACAATCCGCGGCGCCCTTTACAGCCAGGCGATCCGGAGTATGAAAAACTCAAAAAGTCCATAACAGAGTTCGACATAGTGGAACCGCTGATAATAAACAAGCGGGGAAATGTGCTGATAGGTGGCCACCAACGGCTGACAATTTTGAAGGACCTGGGTCGTACAGTGGTAGACGTTTCCATAGTTGACCTGCCCGAGGCAAAAGAGAAAGCGCTTAACCTGGCGCTGAATAAAACCGGCGGCCAATGGGATATGCCGATGTTAAAAGACCTGCTCCAAGAACTGGATACAGGTGAATTCGATATGGCCATCACTGGTTTTGACGAGGATGAAATCGAGGAGTTGATGACACAGGTTCATGCAGACGAGAAAGATTTAAAAGAGGCCATAGTATCTGAACGAGAATACGATGAGGCGGCCGACCGGGCCGACCGGATACTGCGTCGCATGACAGAGAAGATAAAAAACATATCGACCAGGAATCCCAGGGCGCTGAATGGAGCCATCGCAGTTATAGTGGACGCAGCCAAAGGCAACCAGATTCTATTCTTGGCGGATCCTAAACTCAATGACCTGGTAACAGAGATCCGCCGGCACGCTGAGGACGGCACCGCATCACCTATGGAACTCATACTCTATGAAACAGGCAATCGAAATAATAAATGAGGCATATAAGCGGCACCAGAATTCAGTCATCGCTTTCTCCGGGGGATCGGACTCCATAGTCCTGGTGGACATCATCTACAGACATACACCGCACCGGCCACCGCTGGTATTTGTGGACTCCGGCATGGAGCACCCGGCCACCCAGGACTTTGTTACTAACGTTGCCCAGGCATACTCTACCGAGGTGAACATAGCCCGGCCGGCTAAACCTTACGCCGACCAATGGGCAGCTCAGGGCTGGCCGATGTTGGGAAAATTAGCAGCAAGGCAATGGATGCAAAAGCACAAAAGATTCGGTTACAAATTGGACGTATCATCCTGCTGCCGCAATATGAAGATATCGCCAGGACGCAAGTTGACCAAACAACTTGGGGCAACCCTGCAATTCACCGGGCAACGCGGTGAGGCAGATGATGCACTCCGAGGACTGCGGGCACTAAAGGACACGGCAAACAAATACCTGGAGGCGGATAAGTTAACGGTCTGCAATCCACTGCAGGGATGGACTGACACTATGATCAACCGATATAAAACAGAGAATAAATTGCCGCGGCACCCGTCCTGGGCAGAGGGAGCCATTACAATAGGCTGCCTTTATTGCGGAGGTGGCGCTCAATACACCAACTCAGGCTTCAAGATACTGAGGCATATACTGCCGGATAAATGGAGAGAGTACATAGTGGGGATGAAGGCCGGCGAGATTATTTTATCGGTCAAGCACAATCGCCCACTGGATCACATCAGGGAAGCGGTTGAAAAGTTGGGAGGGCTTGATAAGTTAGCGGATACCCATCCTTGGATATTCGATTACCTATCATATCCCCCGCTCAAAGGTTACACCAAATGAATGCACAGCTTACCTGGCAAACTGAAAAACGAACCATCAACGATCTTGTTCCTTACCAGCATAACCCGCGGCGGTTAACCAAGGAGCAGGAGGACCAGCTGCGCAAATCCCTCGAGAAGTTTAACCTGGTGGAGATCCCTGCCATAAACACCAACGGAACCATCATAGCCGGGCATCAGCGCCTGGCCATCCTGAAGATACTGGGACGAGGCAATGAACAGATAGATGTCCGCGTGCCGAACAGGGAGCTGACGGAGCCGGAACTCAAGGAATATAACGTACGCTCAAACAAGAACACCGGCGAGTGGGACTTCCTGCTGTTGGCCAGCAACTTTGACCTGGACATGCTCAAAGATGTGGGATTCAATAGCGTGGAACTGGACCACATATTTAAACCAGGCTTCGGGTCGAAAGATGATGAGCTCCCGGAGTTAAGGCCCACCAACATAAAGCCAGGAGATATGTTCAAGCTGGGGAACCACCGTCTCCTATGCGGGGACAGCACCAACAAAGAACATATGGTGAAACTGATGGGAGGTGGTAAAGCCGAGATGATCTTTACCGACCCGCCTTACAACGTCGACTACAAGGGCGGGATGAACACCCACGGTCAGAATAAGCGTCATACCATAAAAAATGACCATATGGCACAGCCGGAATATTATCATTTCCTCTCGGCTTTCATAGAGCAGCTCATGCAAGTCTGCAACGGAGTGTTTTATATATGTATCGGCAATAGCCAGATGCACACACTCCGCAACGCATTTGAAAGCCAGGGCGGGCATTGGCAGACCTATATAATCTGGGTAAAAAACACATTCACCTTGAGCCGATCCGACTACCAGCATCAATATGAGGTGATTTTGTATGGGTGGAATAAGCAGATATCAAAGCATTACTTTATTGAAGACCGCAGCATCCCCACAGTATGGGAAGACCTGCGGGACATCAAAGCTAAATTCGATGGAGAGTACACAACAATAAAGTTCCAGGGTTTTGAAGTTAAGCTAAAGGGCCAGGTAGAAGGTGTGGTAAGCAAGAAAAAGCAGAAGACCGATATCTGGCGCTATGACAAACCCACCAAGAGCGCCGAGCACCCGACAATGAAACCCGTCATTATGATATGCGAGGCCATAGAGAACAGCTCGCACAGGGATGGCATTGTCTTGGACGTCTTTGGAGGTTCCGGATCGACACTCATAGCTTGTGAAAAGCTGGACCGCAAGTGCCTGATGATGGAACTGGACCCTGTTTATTGTGATGTGATAATTCAGAGGTGGGAGAACTTCACCGGTAAAACGGCAGAACAAATTACAGAAGGCGTACCCGTCGAAGTGTAGATCATTCCACCGGCTTTCATTTTGCGAGGTTTATCCCAATAGGGGCTGTTGCACTTAGGGCAAAACTTAGGCTTATTATCCGTGCGCGGTATCCAAACGTGACCGCATCGCAAGCATTCAAATCTCGGCATTACAAATCTCCTTTATTGGATTAACCTTGCCTGAACAGGGCAGGAACTGCGCTCCTGAACTGTGCTCGGTGGTTAGTCCGGTAGCCCGATAGAGTCGAGAAGCTTGGTCTCATGGGAAACGCTGTCGTACCCCATGCGGCGAATCTCCTCGAGCTTGGCCTGGGCTTCCTCTTTGGTGAAGGTGGACAGAACCCTGTGCCATTTGGCATTGTCCGTCCCACCGGTCTTGTAGATGATACTATAGATTTTGGTCATTGATCCCCTCCGTTTGGTTTGGTTATTACGCATATTTCAAGTCACCGGGGAAAAGATAAACGCTGGTTTTTCCGGTTTGCATCCTGTAACCGTTGCCTTCTTCTTTTAACAACCAGGCGCCGGCCTTGCGGAATTTCTCGAGAGTTATTTTGGTAATGACAGTGCAGCGTGTATATGTGGGGATTATCAACGTCCCGCCACATTCCAAGTGGTTAAAAGCCTGGACTAAGCTCTTTGGTGGTACTGGTTTGTATTCCATTCTCATGTCTCCTTTTATTATCCTTTTGCTTTGCAATTACTCCAGCGTGACGGCGGGATACCCGAGCGACTCGTAGAAGTTGGCCAAGCATACCAGCGCTGTATTGACATTGGTCAAGAGGCGTCCTTCCTGAGATTGTGGCGGGACCCTGGCCATCAGTGCCGCGAGCTGAACCCGCATGTCTTCCTCGAACTTAAACCTTGTGTCAGTGGTGGCTTTCTTTTGGTCTATCATTACGTTCCTCACTATTTCAAAATACGGTTATAAAGTTCAGCTTTAACGATGGTCTCTGTCAGCCCCGTGATCTTAGCCAGCATGCCGCTTTCGGCGTAGATAATATCGTCATAATCCGATCCGCCGAAACCATGCTCGATATAGGTGGCCGCCAGGTCAAGGATATCTTCGATAGCCAGTTTGTTGTTCTTGATTTGATCGATTGATTTGTTGGTCATTTCCATATCTCCTTAACCTTAGTCGGCGTATTCGTAACCCTGGCGATAGAGTCGTTCTGCGATGGCCGGTGTGCATACCCAGAACTTGCCGTCGTCACCCAGGATTACCATGTGCATCTTGATGCAGTGGTAGGCGAACCCAAATGCGTTGCTCCTGCTGTTAAACCTGTAGACCTGATTCATAATTTTCATTTCCTCATCTCCCTAATTTATTTAAAATACGGAAATTCAAGTACCTGTAATCCAGCCACGAACTCCTGGAGGTTGTATGACCTCTCAAGGAAAGCCGACAGCAGGATCGCTTCCGGTAAAGTAATCTGCTTGCTGTAAGCGCTATAGATGCGGTCGGTATCTGCGCCGTAGGAGTAGTAACCGGTGAAATCATCGCTGTTCTTAATCTCGTTGAAAATCCTTGCCAGTTTTTGTCCTTTTGTTTCTGCTAAATTCTGTTTCATTTCCATATCTCCTTTCTCATTGTATTAGGGCAGAACTATTATCCGGGCATGGGTTGCAAAGCCAACGGCCTGGCTTTCCTTGTCGCTCTTGGCAGCCTCTTGGCGGGCCCGTTTGCAGCACTCGGCATAAGTTCCGCTGAATTGCCACTCGGTATTGCCTACCATGAAGAACCAAAGGCCGTGCCCTTTCGGTGATTTTCCGTGGCTGCCCTGGTATTTGATTGTATCTATTTCCCGTTGCATTTCCTTATCTCCTTAGATTAATCTATACGAAGATAATAGCATAGCTATATAGGTATGTCAATAGGTTTATCGTATAATTATTATTTATTTTTAAATACAAACAAGGCAGAGCTGATCAAATGAAAGGACGTAAACCAAAGCCCACAAAGCTAAGAATAATTGAAGGCAACCGCGAGCACCGGCCGATACCTGATAGGGAGCCAACCCCGGATCCAACCATCCCGACCTGCCCAGCATGGTTAAGGGCAGAGGCCAAGCAGGAATGGAAGCGCATGTGCCCGCTGCTGCAAGGGATGGGATTACTAACGCGGGTGGACCGTGCCGCCCTGGCCGGGTACTGCCAGTCCTATGCCAAATGGCAGGAGGCAGAGGAATTCATATCCAAGCACGGCATGACGTATCAGTTCCCTAAGAAGGACGAAACCGGGAATATCGTCTCGATGTATATCGCTCCTTTTCCACAGGTGTCGATTGCCCGGGCCTGCCTGGAGCAGATCAGATCCTTCTGCTCGGAGTTCGGATTGACCCCCAGTTCGCGGGCACGTATGACCTTACCGAGTGACAAGCAATCCGATTCCTTTGATGCCTTACTTAAATTCTGCAACGAAAAACCGCTAAAAGCTGGCGTATGATAAACCATGACAGGGCCAACATTGCCAAGACGTTCATTGAGCTACTCAAACATACCAAAGGGGAATACGCCGGTAATAACTTCAAGCTAACCGAATGGCAATGGAAGGATATAATCCAACCACTGTTCGGGACAATCAATAGTGATGGCACCAGGCAATACCGGACCTGCTTCATTGAGCTGCCGCGTAAAAACGGGAAGTCAACGCTGGCAGCGGCGATCGCCCTGCTGCTGACATTTGCTGACGGGGAAGCAGGTTCTGAGATCTACGGGGCCGCCAATGACCGTGACCAAGCGTCTCTGGTTTTCAACGAGGCGGCGGCCATGGTGCGCCAGGCGCCAGGGTTATCCAAGATCTCAAGGGTGATTGATTCCACAAAACGCATTGTCTATTACGCCAGGAATTCCTTTTACCGGGCCATCTCAGCCGAGGCCTATACTTCCTGGGGTTACAACGCCCATGGAATAATTTATGACGAACTCCATGCAGCGCCGAATCGCGAACTGTGGGATGTGTTGACCACGTCCCAGGGCGCCAGACGTCAACCGCTAATCGTAGTTATCACAACCGCGGGATATGACCGGAATTCTATTTGCTGGGAGTTGCACGATTACGCTTGCAAAGTCAAGAAAGGAATCATTAAAGACAAAACCTTCTTGCCGGTGATTTATGCAGCCGAGGAAGATGATAATTGGCTGGATGAAAAGGTATGGAGGAAGGCCAATCCCGCCCTCGGTGACTTCCGGCAAATCTCTGAAATTCGCATGCTTGCCAAAAGAGCCCAGGAAACGCCAGCGCTCGAGATGACCTTCAGGAGGCTCTATTTAAATCAGTGGGTCAACTCAGCCGAACGATGGCTGTCGATGGATGCCTGGGACGCCTGCAACGGCCAGGTGGACATGGAGAGCCTGCAGGGCCGCACCTGCTACGCCGGCCTTGACCTGGCCAGCACCACGGATTTGACTGCACTGGCACTGGTTTTTGCAGCAGATGATGGAAGCTGTGACGTCTTAACTTATTTCTGGATTCCCGGAGATACGGCGGTCCAAAAGGAAAGAAAGGACCGTGTACCTTACCAGGCCTGGGCCAAAAAGGGACTGATCACACTGACCGATGGCAATGTCATTGACTATAAATACATTCAACACACACTCGAACAGTTAAGGGAAAAGTACGATATCGCCGAGATAGCCTTCGACCGCTGGGGTGCCACCAAGTTGAGCCAGGACTTAACGGACGCAGGATTTCTAATGGTGCCCTTCGGCCAGGGATTCGCGTCGATGTCAGCACCGACCAAGGAACTGATGAACTTAGTCTTGAGCAAGAAGATCAGACACGGCGGCAATCCAGTTCTTAGATGGAACTGCGACAACCTGGTGGTCAGGACTGATCCGGCCGGCAACATCAAGCCGGACAAGGAGAAATCCACCCAGAAGATCGATGGCTGCGTTAGCCTTATTATGGCCATTGACCGGGCCAGCCGACACAGCAAACTGGTTGATACTTCTATTTATGAAGATCAGGGCATGGTTACCCTTTGAGTGATATTACAAGTGGACTTAATAAACAGTGCAATAAATGTAAATTAACCCTGCCGCTCGCCTCATTTTATAAGCACAAAACAGGTAAGTTTGGTGTTAGCCACCTGTGTAAAGAGTGTCATAAGATAGCCGAAAAAAAGCGATATCACGACCAATACAGAAACTGTGAAGATTATAAAAAGGGGCGGAAAGCGTATGCCCACGAATATCATCGGTTAAATAGGAAACGGGAAAATTTACGCGTGTCTATGGACCATAGAAAGGAACGTGCTCTGTGTATTCAATATTACGGTGGGAAGTGCGCTTGTTGTGGTGAGAGTAGATTTGAGTTTTTGGCGATTGACCATGTAAATGGAGGAGGTTGCAAACATCGTGGGCAGGTTGGTGGGAAAGTAAGTCGCTGGTGTGTTAAGAATAATTTCCCTCTTGGGTTTAGGGTACTCTGCCATAACTGCAATATGTCGCTGGGTCTATATGGATATTGTCCGCATACAGAACCTGCAAAGCAAGTAATGGTCCCCGTGATATTGCTGGCACCGAAGAACACTAACTTCGGCACAACGACGCTGGTCATTTAAGAAGGCTATGATTGCCAACTATTAGGTGCTTTGAATGAAGAACCCGTTATTAACGTGGATTGAAAAGAGATTTAATTTAACCCGCATGGATCCATGGCGACCGTTGATCTCGTACGGAAGCGCCACCGGCATCCATGTTTCAGAGAACACCGCGCTCAGATCGACAGCCGTGTGGGCCTGCGTGAAGCTCCTCTCCGAGACGATTGCCTCACTGCCGTTAATAGTCTACCGCCGGCTTACTCCCAGGGGGAAAGAGCGTGCAGTGGGTCACCCGCTTTACAAGTTACTGCATGATGCACCTAATCCTGAGATGACCTCCTATACCTTCCGCGAGGTCATGCAGGGACATTTAGTGACATGGGGCAACTGTTTTGCCGAGATAGACTACGGCAACGGTATCGGCGACGGTTATCCTCAAGCGCTCTGGCCTCTGTTGCCCAATAAGATGCAGGTTGGCAGGGATAAGGAAACCGGGAAGCTGATTTATAGCTACTTACTTCCTGATGGTACTACAGCCAAACTGGCGGCCTGGCAGGTTTGGCATATCCCAGGTTTCGGGTTTGATGGCATCGTCGGTTATTCGCCTATCCAGATGGCACGTGAGGCTATTGGCTTATCTTTAGCTACCGAGGAGTTCGGTGCACGTTTCTTTGGCAATGGTGCGTCGCCGGGTGGCGTGCTGGAGCACCCCAACAAACTCTCGGTTGAAGCTCAGGAGAGGTTAAGGAAATCCTGGAATGAGATGCACAGCGGCCTGAGCAATCAGCACCGCATAGCCATCCTGGAAGAGGGCATGAAGTTCAGTAAGGTGGGCATCCCTCCAAATGATGCCCAGTTCCTGGAGACCCGGAAATTCCAGATCAATGAGATAGCCCGGTTTTTCAATGTACCGCCCCACATGATCGGTGATCTTGACCGTGCTACCTTCTCCAACATCGAGCAGCAGTCCCTGGAGTTCGTTGTCTATACTATCCGGCCCTGGTTAGTGCGCTGGGAGCAGGCAGCCAGCCTGAAACTGCTGGGCGTAGCCGAGCGATCGGAATACTTCGTTGAGTTCCTGGTAGACGGGCTGTTAAGAGGTGATTCAGCTTCCCGGGCGGCCTATTACAGGGAGATGTTCTACATGGGAGCCATGTCGCCCAATGATATACGCGAAAAGGAAAACCTCAATCCGCTGGACCTGGGCGATGAATACTATATACCTCTGAACATGGTGCCCGTCGGGGCTCCCCGGGATGTCCAGCCGGCACCTGCAGATGAGCAGGTTCAGCTAACGCCGGTGGTGGAAGTCAGGCAGATATTTGAGCGGGCATCCAGAAATCAAGGGGCATTGTTAAGGCACAAAACGGCGCAGGCATACAAAAAGCTGTTCGAGACTGCCGGCGCTGAGATAGTCAAGCGAGAGAAAAGCCATGTACTCAAGGCAGCCAAAGAGCATTTAGCTCAAAGGTCTGTCATTACCTGGAATGAATGGCTGGACAGCTTTTACCGCGAGTACGGTAGTTTCGTCATGCGCAAGATCAAGCCGATAGTCCAGGAAATGATCGAAGCCATAACACCGCTGGCAGCCAACGAAGTGAACCAGGCTCCGGAACTTGTAGATAAACAGTTAGCCGATAAATATGTTGAGATATTCGCCAGGCAATATACGGGATCGTCGAAAGGACAGTTAAAACAAGTTGTAAAGAAAGCGTTCGATGACAATGTCGATCCGATAGGAGCCGTCAGCCAGAGGTTAGACGAATGGAGTGAGCGGCGTCCTGGCAAGATCGCCATGCATGAAACTGTAGCTTGCTCTAACGCTGTTGCTAAAGCCGTGTTTATCGGCTGCGGAATCACCCGGCTGGCCTGGTTCAGCATTGGCGATAAAATCTGCCAGGTGTGTGAAGAGATGGACGGGAAGGTAGTGGCAATTGAAAGTAGATTTTCAGAATCAAGCGGGAAGCTACAGTCTGTTGGCCATCCGCCGATCCATTATGGCTGTCAGTGCCAGATAGTCCCTGGTTGATAATATGGGCTGATTGTTAGCTTATCTTGGTCAGTAATACAATTTGCGCCTGGCAACCATGATCACCGCCAACATAAGGGAAAGGGCTATTAGCGACAGGCTGATAACTAAGATAATGTTAGGATCAATTGCATCGTCAACCATGAAGCTTCCGGCCTGGGTTCCACCTATGTAAACGGTATAAATTCCCGGCTCATTTCTGGTCACCGTGAAGTAAACCGGCCGGTTGCCGCCGCTTTCCACCGTGATGCCCTGGCTGGATTCCTCCTCCCCATTGACATACAGCTTAATCCTCATTGTCCCGTTCACCGTCCCCCTGTTGGCTATGTCGGCGGTTACCGTTACAGGTGTCCCCGGTGCCACTTTTGACTCAGATAATGACGCGCTCTGAATTTGGATGTTGGGAAGTTGCACCGGTTGTGTCGTTATTGCAGTTCCTGCCACGGAAGAGCCGTGTGAGGTTGGCGCATTCGTGCCTATTAATGGGTTTGCCGGCGTGGGAATCGGTGTGGGTGTAGGTGTTGATGGAACAGCAACACCGCCCGGGTCTACTATTATCCCGTTAACCAGGCCGTCTGAGTCTCCCAGTCCCCCGTCCGTGATCTGTATGGTGATAGTCTTGTTATGGAGGCTGGTTATGGGTATTTGGAACCAGCCGCGGGCCAGCTGGTATTTTAAATATACTATGTTGGTTGGTAATTGTTGGGGGAAAGTCATTGTGATGGTCACGGTCGCTCCAGGCTCTATATCAGAGATGGTGAAACCGCAGAGGCCGTGTATGAAAATGTAGCCTCCAGGTTGGTTTGGAAAGCTGCCTGCTGGGACGGCAATAGCGGCGGTGAAATTGCCCCCGTCGCTTTCTAGTGTCAGCATACCTGAATTGGTTGAAGTCGTTATGCTAAATGGTTTGCCGGATGTTGTGAAGCTCTTCTCTTCTCCGTAAACTGTGTCGTCGCCAACTGCTTTAGCGCGGTAATAGTATGTGGTCCCGCGTGCCAGGCCTATAACCTTGTATTCGAAATTGCCCGGCTCAGTCAGCTCACTTACAGGCGTTTCGCCGGAATAGGTGTTTGGCATAATCCCATATTGGAAGGTGACGTTACAACTTGACGATGATCCCAGTGAATTCAAGACGCCATGTAGTTTGGCCGAATTGGTGGTGATATTGGTAGCGGGGTTGGTGGTAACTGAAGGTGGCATTGGCGTAAGAGATATGTTTAACGTTTCCCCCATTTCCTTATAAAGTTCTAAGTTCATTGGATCAATTGCGCCACACACCATGACGGCGTAGCCTGCCTTGATAACGCCCGTGACGACAAATTTAACTGATCCGAAAAGAGCGGAATAAATTATTTGAGTGGCCTGCGTCGTGCCATCGTCCAGTATTATCGTATTTTCACTATCAATGGAGGGCGTAAGTGCGGCCCCGCTGGCGGATAGCAAGTCAGTAACGAATTGGGTCGAGGCATCTTCAAAATTAGTGGCCGGCCGGACAGCTATATAAAGCCTGTCTCTGCCAGTTCCTATTGCATAGAAAACAACACCGGATACAGTTGATTGGGATATTGCCCATGCCGACGGAAACTTTACAGAAAAGCCATATAAATCGGATGTATATGTTGCATATTCATATGGTGGATGTGGTGTCGGGGCAGTAGTGAAACTCACCTCAGCGCCGTATACTGTATTGCCATTGGCCGTAGCCTGGGCCCGGTAATAATAGGTTTGTCCTGGCTTTAATACCGTCACGTTATAGGTGAAGTTGTCAGTAGCAGTCTTTAGTTGGGGAGTTGTATTATCGGTATAGGTCCCAGTAGATACCCCCCATTGGAATGACACCGTGGCATTATCGAATGTGCCCAGAGATAGGGTGCCGTTTAATGTAGCCGAAGTAGTGGTGATATTGGTGGCCGGGTTGGTGGCTATTGTTAGCAGTGTGGTGTCCCAGAGCACCGCTACACCTCTGGTCAGCAATATTGGGATTTGTACATTAACGGAAGTCTGGCTGAGGGGATTGCCTCTCAGGTTCACACTATCTCCCGTAGCCAGTCCTGTATTATTTACCAGTGGAGTGATATCGCTTATCCTGTTATTCTGCAAATCGAGAGATATGAGGTTGGTAAGTTCGATCAGTGGTGTTAGGTCAAGGTCGTAAATCTGACTACCTGCTAGTTCAAGATTGGTTAAGTTAGTGAGTCTTGCCAGCGGCGCCAGTTCACTTATCTGGTTGCCGCTCAGGCCAAGTATTGCTAGCTTGGTGAGTCCGGCCAGTGGCGTAAGGTTGCCTATCTGGTTATTGAACAGTCCGAGTTGTCGGAGGTTGGTGAGACCTGCTAGTGATGTCAGGTTGCTTATCTGGTTAGCATTTAGGCCGACATATGTAAGGTTGGTGAGACCCTCCAGCGGTGACAGGTCGCTTATCTGGTTGTCATCCAGATAGAGATATGTGAGGTTGGTGAGACCTGCCAGCGGTGTCAGGTTGATTATCTGGTTAGAATTTAGGCCGATATATGTAAGGTTAGTGAGGCTGGCCAGTAGTGTCAGGTCGCTTATCTGGTTGCCGCCCAGCCCGATATATGTAAGATTAATGAGGCCGGTCAGAGGTGAGAGGTCGCTTATCCGGTTTTCGTATAAATGGAGAGCGGTAAGCTTGGTAAGACTGGCCAGTGGTGTCAGATTGCTTATCTGGTTGAGGGTTAGTTGAAGAAATGAAAGATTAATGAGGTCGGTCAGAGGTGCCAGGTCGCTTATTCGGTTTTCGTTAAGCTGAAGCGTTGCAAGGTTGGTGAGGCCGGACAGTGGCGCGAGATCGCTTATCTGGTTGGACCACAGTCCAAGATCTGTAAGGTTGGTGAGGCCGTCCAGCGGTGATAGGTCGCTTATCTGGTTATGGTGCAGGTAGAGAGTAGTGAGGTTGGTACAATACTCAAGTCCCGTAAGGTTGATGATTCCTTTAGTATTGGCATTCAACGACGTCAAACCGGTAAGGTTAGAGGCATAGATGTCCCCCGTCGGTTTGCTAATGGCCACTCTTATAGCAGCCTCCAGGTTGGCATCGGGAAAAGTGACAGTGGTATCCGTGGTAAAGCTCAATTCAGATCCATATACGGTATTGCCATTTGCGGTGGCCTGTGCCCGGAAATAATAAGTGGCCGCAGGGGTCAAATCCGTAAGGTTGTGCGAGAATATGCCAATACCAGTCTTTAGCTGTGGAGTGGTATTATCGCTAAAAATTCCGGGAGAGGTTCCCCACTGAAATGATACTGTGACATTATCGAATGTACCCAATGAAGATAAGTTGCCGTTCAATGTAGCTGCAGTGGCAGTGATATTCGTGGTGGGGGTCGTTGAAACCCATGGTCCCAAGTTCCAGTCGAGCACGTTGCACTGGCCATAGTCGTTATTTCCCACGGCGACCACGCGGCCGTCGATCTTGAGCCCAACGGTGTATGTGTCGTCAGCTGCCACTTGGGTGATGCTCGTCCAGGTTCCCACGTTGCACTGGCCGGCACTATTATCTCCCACGGCGACCACGCTGCCGTCGGATTTCAGCCCCACGGTATGTGCCCCGCCATCCACCTGAGTGATGCCTATCCAGGAGCTCACGTCTCCCCCTCCCGTGGCGACCACGCTGCCATCCGACTGAAGCCCCAAGGTCTGTATGTATCCAGTGGCCACCTGGGTGATGCCTGTCCAAGTGCTCACGTTACACTCGTTCCACTCGTTACCTCCCACAGAGACAACGCTGCCGTCGGCCTTGAGCCCAACGGTGTGAACGCATCCTGCAGACACTTGGGTAATACCTGTCCAGGAGCCTACGTTGCACTCGCCATAGGGATCGTTTAATCCCGTGGCGACCACGCTGCCGTCGGATTTCAGCCCCACTGTGTGATAATATCCTGCGGACACCTGGGTAATGCCTGTCCAGGAGCCTACGTTGCACTGGCCATAGTCGTTCCTTCCCACGGCGACCACGCTGCCGTCGATCTTGAGCCCAACGGTGAAACTAAATCCTGCTGACACCTGGGCAATGCCTGTCCAGGAGCCTACGTTGCACTGGCCATAGTCGTTCCTTCCCACAGCAACTACGCTTCCGTCGGCCTTGAGACCCACAGTGTGCCCAGGGTAGCCTGCGGCCACCTGGGTGATGCCAGTCCAGGAGACTACGTTGCACTGAAGATAGTCGTTATCTCCCACGGCAACCATGCTGCCATCGGACTTTAGTCCCACGGTATGTCCCCCGGGTCCCCCGTGACTCCCACCTTCGGCCGTGGCCACCTGGACAATGCCTGTCCATGCGCCTGTGTTACACTGGCCGTAGTTGTTATAACCCACGGCGATCACGCTGCCGTCGGACTTCAGCCCCACAGTGTAAATGTAGCCTGCGGCTACCTGGGTGATGCCCGTCCACGAGCTCACGTCGCACTGGCCCCAGCGGTTATCTCCAGCAGCGACCACACTGCCGTCGGACTTCAGCCCTATGGTGTGCCCCCAATTTGCGGCCACCTGGGTGATGCTCGTCCAAGTGCCCACATTGCATTGGCCCTCCAAGTTCCTTCCGACGACGACTACGCGGCCGTCGGACTTGAGCCCTACGGTGTGTCTCCACCCTGCAGCTACCTGGGTGATGCCTGTCCACGAGCTCACGTCGCACTGGCTTTCGTCGTTCTCTCCAACCGCGACCAAACTGCCATCGGATTTCAGCCCCACGGTGTATCGCCATCCTGCAGCCACTTGGGTGATGCCCGTCCAGGCCCCCACGTCGCACTGGCCGTAGGTGTTTTCACCCACGGCGATCACGCTGCCGTCGGACTTTAGTCCAACGGTGTAATACCATCCTGCGGCCACCTGGGTGATGCCCGTCCAGGAACTCACGTTGCATTGGCCCTCGCTATTCCGTCCAAAAGCTACCACAGTGCCATCGGACTTTAGCCCCACGGTGTGTTCCCCTCCTGAGGCTACCATGGGAGTATAGGGTACCCTAGTCGCAGAGAGCACCCTAGTCGCTGACGAGACAGCCCCACGGTCAACGTTGGCCTGGACGTAGCTTGGCGGCATTACGGCTGCTCCCATCCAGGCTATTACGACCACCGCCATCACTACCGAGAGGAATCTCCATGCCCTTAACCCACCCATAAACTTGTCCCTCAATTTGAATTGCGCCCAAGTAGCCAGACAGAAGTAACCAACAAAACCATAACCACGTCTATACGAATCTTAATGCCAAATATTGTACACCTTTTCGCAGAATAGCACGACACATAGCCAAGCCAAAACTTCTCTTAGGAGGTCACAATGCAAATTACCATTGAACACAGGTCATTCAGCTTATCCGAGGTAAGGGTTGCCGGTGAAGGCAGGAAGATCTCCGGGCACGCCGCTGTATTCAACAAGCTCAGCGAGGACCTGGGCGGCTTTAGGGAGAAGATCGCGCCCGGCGCCTTTGCCAGCACCATAACTGCCGCCGATGTCAGGGCGCTCTTCAACCATGACCCCAACTACGTCCTGGGTCGCACCAAGTCAGGCACCCTGTCATTGACCGAGGATTCCAAGGGACTGGCCATAACCATCGACCCACCTGAGACGCAATGGGCCAACGACCTGATAGAGAGCGTCAAGCGCGGGGACATCTCGCAGATGTCGTTCGGTTTCAGGACTGTAAGCGATGAATGGGACGACGGCAAGAAGGTGCGCACGCTTAAAGAGGTAGAGCTCTTTGACGTTTCCGTTGTCACTTACCCGGCCTATCCCCAGACCGATGTAAAGATCAGGTCGCTGATTGCAAAGATCGGGGAAGATAAGGCCATTGAGATATTAACATGCAGTTTAACCGCCGCTGAAAAGCCTGGCGGAGAAGAGGATAAACCGGGGACTCAAGATGAGGCCTTGGGAGATACTCCAAACCGACTTGACATAAAACGGCGTCAACTGGAAATAGCATCAATCTAACGGAGGTAAAATGGAAAAAATCATCGAACTGCGCAAACAGCGCACTGCCCTGGCGGGCAAAGCCGAAGCCATCGTAAGCAAGGCCGAGGCCGAGAACCGCGGACTTACCCCCGAGGAGTCGGGCGACTACGACAAGATCCTGGCCGACGTGAGGGATAACAAGAGCCAGGAGACCCGCTACATCGAGCTGCACGGCCTGCAGGACGAACTGAAAGGCCATGAGCCGATCCGGCCTATCCCCGGCGCTGCCGTATCGGGCAGGAAATCCGTGGGCCGCCAGTTCATCGAGTCCCGTCAGTACCAGGACATGCTCAAGCGCGGCGTATTTGAGTCCGACACCTTTGAAGTCCGCGACATCATCTCCGGCACTGACAGCGCTGCCGACCTGGTGGTACCCGACAGGATTGCCGGCATCATCACCGAGCCGGAGAAGCTGCTGCGCATCCGCGACCTTTTAGCCAAAGGCACCACCGGCAGCAATACCATCGAGTATGTCAGGGAGACCGTCTACTCCAATGCTGCCGCGCCTGTGGCTGAGAGCAAGCAAGGCACCGAGGTAGCCAAACCCGAGAGCACGCTGGAATTTGAGAAAGACACCGCGCCGGTAGTGACCATCGCCCACTGGGTGCCCGCCACCCGGCAGATCATCGCCGATGCAGCCGTGCTCTCCAGCTACATCAACAGCCGCCTGGTTTACGGCCTCAAGCTCGAGGAAGAAGACCAGATCCTCAACGGCAGCGGCTCCGGCGGGAACGTCTCCGGCCTGGTCACCGAAGCCACACCCTTCGATGACAGCCTGCGGAGCGTGGACGACAACCTGGTGGATATCATTCGCAAGGCAATCTTACAGTCCGGCCTGGCACAGTACCCGGTTACCGGCATCGTCCTGCACCCGACTGACTGGGCCAGCATCGAACTGCTCAAGGGCAGCGATCAGCGCTACCTCTGGGTTACCGTACCCGAGGGAGGCGTATCCCGGCTATGGAGGGTGCCCGTAGTGGAGACCACCACCATTGCCCAGGGCAACTTCCTGGTAGGCGCCTTCTCGCTGGGAGCCCAGCTCTTCGACCGCGAGCAGGCCTCTATTCGCATCTCCGAGCACCACAGCGACTTCTTCACCAAGAACATGGTCGCCGTGCTCTGCGAGGAAAGGATAGCCCTGGCCGTCTACCGGCCCCAGGCATTCATCTACGGCCCTTTTGAACAGGGCAGCTAACCAACGGGGGGCGGTGTTAAGCCGCCCCCCTATCAAACATTCAATTGTTCTTTGACTGGGCTATTTATATTGGTCCGTCAATACAGGTCGCCTTTATGTAGCAAATCACAGAATTTTTCATAGGGCATGACCTCCACTGCGCCAAACTGGTAAGAGCGATCACCAGAATATACACCGATTAGTCTATCTGCTTTCACTCCACTTGCGGAACCCAGCGAGACTAATGGCTTGTTCCAGGTGGTATTCCATTTATCCGCCCGTTTCACTTCAACGGCCACTATGTGGGGGACGTTAGCTGAGGTACGCCGCGATGTTTCGATGATGAAATCCACTTCTACACCGGCAGGTGTCTTGTAGTAAAACAATGGCCGCTTTTTGCGGCTGACCTCGTTGTAAACACGCAGCTCATGATAAACCAGTGTTTCCATTGCAAATCCTTCCCAGGGGCGGTCGACCGGATCATGCAGCCACCCTGCTGCCGCACGAGCAACACCGGGATCAAACCAATAGAATTTAGGGTGCGCTGCTTCACGTACTTTTACACCTGCCCGCCAGGAAGGCAGGAAATGTCCCAGCAACGTATCAACAATTATGGAAAAGTATGAATCCACTGTGCTGCGGGCTGTTGCCGCATCGCGGGCAATGTTCTGCATATTGACCACCTGACCATTGAGCTGGCCGGCAATGGACATAAACCGCATGAAAGGAGGTACATTGCGTAGCAAACCTTCCTGCCTGATTTCCTCGCGGATATGTGTGTCAAGATATGCAGCAAGTATATCGGGCGCCTGTGCCGGTTCACGAAGGACCATGGGCAGTAAACCCCACTCCAGCGAGTTGGATAAATTGAAGGCCTTTCCCAACTCAACAGCGGAGAAGCTTTCCATATTCAATGTGATAGCGCGTCCGGCCAACAGGTTAGCGCCTCCTCGGCGCAACTTGCGGGCCGACGATCCGCACAGGGCAAACCTCCAGTTACGAGATTCTGTCAATCTGTGTACCTCGTCGAGCAGGGCGGGTATTTTCTGTATCTCGTCCAGTACAATCCAGTCACCATCAGGCCGGCCGGCGGCCATGGCCTCCAACCGGTGCGGGTCACGGGATAGCTCAAGAAATAGGGACGCATCAAGTAAATCCAGGTAGAGGGCATCAGGCAGTACATGCCTGAGCCAGGTACTCTTGCCTGTACCCCGTGGACCAAACAGGAAGAACGATACCTCCGGACACTTGAGCAATCTGCGTATATATGGCCTGCTTGTTGAACTCATATAAAATCACACCTGTAATGTAATATTACAATGCATTATTACATTACTACAGTGATATTGCAAGCATATATAGCATAAACAGGATCAGGTAATTCAAAGGTAAAAGGGCTGAGTAGCATTATAAGGAAATATCACCCCTTTCTTTTTAAAATTATGGACGTTTTAGTATTACCAGAAAGCAATAGCCTATATAAATTGGAGGGGCTAATCAGGTTCGGGGAAGGACTGCGCCTGTCCTACCTGGCATCCAAAGTTAAAAGCGGTGTGATCGTTGAGATCGGCAGCTTCAAAGGTAAATCAACCAGCTTCTTAGCGGCCGGCAGCCGGCACGGGAATAATATCCCCGTATATGCCGTGGATACCTGGGACCTCAGAGAACAGTATGGCCAGCAAAAGTACCAGGCTAAAGAAACCCTGGAGGCCTTTCATCGGCAGACACAGCCCTATTCCAAATTAATCACGGCTGTCAGGGGATTTTCCCAGGAGGTGGCCAAGACCTGGGATAAAGACATAGGTTTGCTGTTCATCGACGGCTGCCACTGGTACAAAGAGGCCTGGGCGGACTACCAGAGTTGGCAGAAGTTCATCCCCGTAGGTGGAGTTATTGCCCTGCATGATTACCAGAACCCCAAAATCCAGGCGGTAGTTGAGCGTATAAAGAGCCATGAGCAATGGGTAAACTGGGAGGTTTACGGCAGGGTGATCTCAGCTCAGCGGGTTGCCAAATGAAACACCGGAAGATCGACTTCTATGCCAGGCAGCGCCACTTCATTGACCACCTGGTGCCGATCTACAGACAGATACCAGAAACAAACAGAGGTCAATTCATAGTCACCACAAATGAGCTGCTCAAATACGCTGCTTCCATAGACGTCCAGGCGATCAGACTCAGCTCTTACTTAGATACCATGACTCCTCCCGAACTAAGGGGGCCACTGGTGGTAGCCTCCATGGCCTTCCCCATCAAGATGCTGACACCCAGACGCAAACTTGTTTTACTCAACCACGGTGCCGGCCAATCCTTCGTCGACAACCGGCACGTCAGCTATGCCGGGGGTAAAGGTAGAGGGTTAACTTATTTATTCATCGAGCCCGGAGAGCATCCGGCCTCAAAGGACGCCGAAGCCTATCCCGGGTCAAAGATAGCCATTGTGGGCTGTCCCAAGCTGGACAGTTGGCATTTGAAGCCTAAGAAAAAGCGTAGCAATCCTCCCGTGGTGGCCATTAGCTTTCACTGGGAGTGCAAGGTTGCCCCGGAGACGCGTAGCACGCTGTCGCATTACCGGGGCATCATCCCGCAGCTATCCCGCTGGAACAGGACAGACGAAGTAGAAATACTCGGCCACGGTCACCCCACCATATGGACCACACTGAGACCGATGTGGGAGCGTTACGGTATCGAGCCGGTAGCCAATTTCGACGAAGTAATGGAGCGAGCCGACGTCTATGTCTGTGACCAGATGTCCACCCTTTACGAGTTTGCCTCGCTGGACAGACCCGTAGTGGTGCTCAATGCGCCATGGTACCGGCGTGATATCGAGCACGGGTTGAGGTTCTGGGAATGCGCCGATGTTGGCGTTAACTGCAACCAGCCGGAAGATTTCATTCCATCCATCCAGAAGGCACTCAAGGATACACAAGCACAAAAGAGAAAACGGCATACAGCCGTTCAGAAAGTCTACAAATATGCTGATGGCCGTGCTGCCGAGAGGGCGGCCCAGGCTATCATGGAGGTTCTATGAGAATACAGATACTGGTAACCATGATCACATCGAAAGGCACCTATTACAAAGGCCAGGTTGCCGATGTCCCGCCTGAGATAGCCAAACAGTGGGTAAGCAAGGGCCGGGCCGCGTCACTCGAGCCTATTAAGGCCGTCAAAATCGAGGCCAAGCCACCTAAAGAAGCCAAGAAACGCGGGAGATCAAAGAAGAAATGATCACGATTCGTTATAAGTCAGTCGTAATCAATGGCCTGGACCGGACAAACAAGGTTGAAACCTTGCCTGACGGCGAGGCACTACGCCTGGTGAAAATGGGTTATGCCGAGATCGTCAGAGAGAACGCCTCGCTAAGGCCGCCGGAAATACGTGCGGAAGTCACAACATTCGAAAATAGAGATGAAGCGCCGAACAAGAAGCGAGCTAAGAGATGGGGTTAAAGCAGACGGTTGCCCCGGCAGTTGAACCCATCAGTCTGACTGAAGGGAAGCTTCATTTGAGGATTGATTCAACGGCTGAGGACGTACTGATAAGCTCCCTGATCAAAGCAGCCCGGCAGTATTGTGAAAGCTACCAGCGTAGGGCATATATAACCCAGACATGGGAGCTCTGGCTGGACCGCTTCCCGGACATAGATATTATCGATATCCCGCTGCCCCCGCTGCAGTCCATAACCTCGATCAAGTATTACGATACCGCAAACGTTGCACATACATTTGCCTCAAGCGAGTATTTCGTCGACAGCAAGTCACAGCCTGGGCGTGTGTCACTAGCCTACGGAAAATTTTGGCCTACGGACACGCTGAGGCCGACTAATGGTGTCTGCATCACCTTCGTTGCGGGATATGGATCCGCCTCATCCGCGGTGCCTGCGACGGCCTGTTACGCCATCTTACTGCTGGTGGCACACTATTACGAGAACAGAGAAGCTGCCAGCGCCACACAAGTCTATCCGGCCCCGTTGAGCGTTGATGCTCTACTCTGGCAGGAGCGCTGTTTTTAAATGAGGATCGGTTTATTGCGGCAAAGGGTCATTATCGAGAAGCCGACCGAGGGCAAGAATGCCATCGATGAGGTTGTCTCGACGTGGAGTACGTTCTGCACCGTGTGGGCGGCTATAGAGCCGGCGGCCGGCAATGTCTATTATGCGGCCAAACAGCTGGATGCCAGGGTAGACGGCCGTGTCAGGATACGCTACCGCGGCGACCTGGAGCCGACCATGCGCATTAAGTTCGGGGACAGAATACTCAGCATCGTGTCCATCGTACACCCCAAGGAAAATCAGAAGGAGTTGCATCTGATGTACGCGGAGAGTTTGGACTGATGGATATCGATATTGAGATACAGGGCAAAGAAGCGTTTGAAAAAACCTTATTAGCCCTGGCCAAATCCTTACCCAACGACAAAGTCGAGCCCCTGATGATGGAGGGTGCCAAGGTAATCGCCGCCGTTGCCAAGGCCAAAGCGCCTCAGGGTCCCACCGGCAAACTCAAGAAAGCGGTCAAGGCCAAGATGTTGCGGCAGATCAGCAACTATCCGCGCTCTGCCGCAGCTACAGTAGACCGCAAAATTGCTCCCCATGCCTACATTATCGAGTATGGGACGAAGCCCCGCTACCAGAAGTCGGGACGTTACACCGGCATCGGCTCGGCCCAGCCTTTCTTCCGGCCTGCCGTTGATACAAACAAGGGGCGGATACAAGACGAGGTAATAACTAAACTCGGCAACTTGATAGACAGTGCAATGAAATGATTATTGAAAATGCCCTACACATTCACCTTCTGGCACAAACCGGGCTGACCGCCTTGATAAGCCAGAAACTCTACTATGTCACAGCGCCGCAAACCGTCGTTACGCCGTATGTCGTTTTCTTTAAGGTATCGGCGGTGCCGGAGTACTGCTTAACAGGGCATTGCGGTTTGATAAATGCCCGCTTTCAATTCTCAATCTTCGCCGATACCTATTATGAAACAAAACTGGTAGCCCGGCAGATACAAATTGCCCTGCAGGATAAATGCAACGAAGTAATCGGCGGGGTAGGTGGAGTGAATGTGAGCATACAGTTTGAGAATGAGCAAGATATATATGAGTCAGGGATATTTCATTGTCCCGTTGAATATTTCATCCAATACAACGAATAGGAGGGCACCATGACCACAGCAGCAATTATGGCCCAGGGCGTGGTTCTCGAAAGAGAAGGCGTCGCGATTGCGGAGATCACCAAGATCTCACCGCAGTCAAACAAACAGGACACTGTCGATGTAACCACACTTTCCAGCGTGGGTAATTACAGGGAATTCATTGCAGGCTGGAAAGATGCCGGTGAGCTGCAAATAGAAGGGAACTTCGTGGCCGGTGATATTGCCGGCCAGCAAGCAGTCTTTGCCGACTTCGAGGCAGGTACCGTTTCCTCGTATGTACTCACCTTCCCGACTGCAATCACAGCAACGCTCACCTTTGCTGCCCTGGTAACAGAATTCGGCATTGGCGGCTTTGCTGTGGGCGATAAGGTCCCGTTCAACGCCACGCTGAAAATCTCCGGTGCGGCAACGCTGGCCATCAGTGCTTCAGACGGTTTAACCACGCCGTTCTTTGCCATATCGGAGAGCGCCGTTATTTCACCGGCTCCCTCTGCGACCAAGTATGACTATATCGCCACGGTACTCACGGCTATTTCATCAGTAACGGTTACTCCGACAGCAACCACGGGCGTTCTAACGGTGCAGGGCGGAACGGTTGTAAGCGGCGCGGCATCGACCGCTATTGCCCTTGGTGCGGCCGGCACAATCAAGGACATCGTGATCACCCAAAAGAACACAGGCAAGGTAGCCAAAACATATCGCATAAAGTTATTCAGAGCAGCATCATAAAACAGGAGCCCTATGGAAACTATTCCGATAATGTTAGACAAGCAAAGGAACCTTAAATGGACCATGGGTGGCATGGAGAAATTTCAAGAGGTCACGGGCATCGACATTCTGTCCGGTGATGCCGACCCGGGCAAGTTCACTCCAAAGGAAATAGTGCCGTTCCTGTGGGCTTGCTTGCTGTGGGAGGACAGGGACTTGAAACTGGACGATCTGAAATACCTGGTTGATATCGAGGTCATGACAGAGTTCATTCAGTTATTGCCCAGGATAATGAGCGCCGCCATGCCCAAAGGTGAGGAAAACCCGGACCCAAACCCGCAGAGCCTCTCGATTGGCTGACAATCTGGGCTATCGGGAGGTATGACCTCAACCTGTCTGAGGATGATCTCTGGGCGCTCACTTTAAAAGAATACTCTGCCCTGCTAAAGCGGCACACCTTGACCATAGAACGCCAGGACTACCACGCCGGGCTGATCTGTGCCGTGCTGGCGAACATTAACCGTGACCCCAAGAGGTCAAAGGTTTTCACACCCCAGGACTTCATGCCCGGTAGCCGGCCCAAAGAAAGCAAGACACAATCCCCCGAGGAGATGTTCGGGATAATAAACCTGATTTACGGAGCACCTGATGGCAACTGAAAAAGCATTAGTGTTCGTCCTAAGGGCAAACATAAGTGACTTCAATAAGAAACTTGGCGATGTCGAGCGTAACTTTAAAAAGACGTTCGGTAATATCAGCAAGGAACTGCAGAATATCTCCAAGATTTCCTTCGGTATAGGTGCGGCCATTGTTGCTCCACTGGCCCTGGCCTTCAAAGACGCGGCAAGCTGGGGTGACGATATTGAAGAGCTGTCCTTAAAGATAGGTTTCACTATTGAGGAGACCCAACGCTGGTCAAACATGATGAAAATTGCCGGCGGCGACGGCAGTGACATAGCCATCATGGTCAAGAAAATGACCTCAGCCTATGATGCCGCGACCTCGGCCACGGGCAAGACAAATGATAAATATGATGAACTTAGCGATAAATACCAAAAGGCACTTACCAGCGGGAAGGCCACGACGGAACAGCTGGCCGATATGGTCGAGGAGCTCGAAGGCTCAGAAATAAGCGGAGACAAAGCGTCCCAGGCTTTCGCCAAGTTAAATATAAACCTTGAGGATTTTGGCAAGCTTGATACCGAGGGCCGGCTGCGGGCGATATTTGTCGCCTTGTCCAGTATATCGGATTCAAACGAACAACAGGGCATAGTCGGGGCCTTGCTGGGAAAGGGCGGGCAGAAAGCGCTTATAGCGGCATCCGGTGATGTAGAGGCGTTTCTGGCCAGCATGAATATAATGAGCGAAGAGACAGTCAGGAAACTTGCCAAAGCAAAGGACGCTATGGACAAGCTGGGGATTGCCTGGCAAAACACAATAGGGACCTTTGTGGCGGCTACATTCGGAGGGGATGCAACCAACTGGATAGACACCTTGACCAAAGAACTGGAAAAACTATCCAAGTGGATGGAGGAGCACAAGGACGAGGTAAAGAACTGGGTGGACTCAGCTTTAACCATAGCCAGGATTGCCATTGTAATTGGGACTGTCACTGCTGTGGCCGACGCCATCTTAAAGATCAAACTGGCCTGTGATTTGGCCAAGGCGAGCTGGGTTGGATTACAGCTTATTATGGGAGTCGGCGGTGCGGTTACTACCGCCGGAACCTGGGCAGCCGGCTGGAGCGGGTCAATAGGGATAGTCCTCGGTCTCATTGGTGGATTCTTACAGAGCTTGGCAGCAGGCTTGGTCACCTTCTTTGCCGGACTTGGGATAGGATTGATAGCCGCCTTTGTTGCCGCTCTTATAGGAGTGGGTTTCTTCATATGGACGATAGTATCCAATTGGAAGATTCTATCTACGGCAAAATGGGATGAGGTTTGGTCTAATATCTGCGCGATCATAACCAACTGGATAAATATAGCGGTAAACAATATAAGAATGGCGTTTGACCAGGCGAAAACCTGGGTGATTGCCAAATGGAACGAGGTTATTGTTTGGTTTCAAAACCTACCGACAGCTATTCAAGCGGCATTTGCTAACCTGGTAACCTGGCTGACGCGACCCTTCGTTGATGCCTGGGCTGAAATCCAGCGGGTTGCCAATCAAATCAAGACGGCTTGGGACAATCTATTCAGCGGCGGCACTATAACGGTCACGGCCAATGCCGGCGTACAAAAATACGCCTCTGGCGGGATCTTTACCCGGCCTACTTTGGGGATAATAGGCGATGTTCCGGAGGCCGTTATTCCTCTGAGTAAGTTGGGCAACATGGGCGGAGGCAACTCAACAATCAATGTCAACGTCGGAAATTACATCGGAGATGACCTCAGTAAGCGCGCCCTGGTGCGTGACCTTCAGCGGATAATGAATGAGGAGACCCGGCGCAGCGTTCATAAGCCCAGTGAGACATCGTTCTACAGTGTGGGAGGTCATTTGTGAACATACCCACATATAAGGTGATGGTAGACTGGGACTGCCCGGATTTTGCAGGTGTGCATGATTTCAGCGAGAGTATTGACGATATCACCGCCGATGTTAAGCATTTCCGTATCTCCAGGGGCAAGGACAAGGACTCCAACACTTACCCTGCGGCGACCCTGGAGATGGTGCTGGAGAACTCATCGGGTAAATACTATCCCACGGCCACGACCGGGGACCTGGTAGGCCTAGTTCGGCTATGGCTTCCTGTGAAGGTAACTGCCGTATATGGTGGCACGACCTATCCTTTATATTATGGATACATCAACCGGATAACGGCCTATCCTATCAAGAACAAACAGGAAATCTATTTCTATGCCACGGACGGTATTGACCTATTGAGCAAGACAATCGTGGTGCAGGATATGGATCACAAAACTGTCATGGCTGACGGGGAGGCTGTTCATCAGGTATTGAACGCCGCAAACTGGAAGACAGCACCCGTATCTTGCACTTTTATTGGTGGAGCTACTTGCTCCATTCTTAAAGTGAACCATGGTCTATCTAATGGAGATTTGGTTCAATTCTCAGGTTCGATACCGGCTTTGATTGACCCGCTTGTAGTCTATTATGTCGTTTTTAGTTTGGATGATTCCTTTAAGATTTCCTTAACTGCAGGAGGGATGAACATTGGCTTTAACGAAGGTGGGCCAGGGTATTATTCTGCAGTTTTACGCCGTTCCGTAGACGTTGATGGTGGGGATATAACTAATTTCCCTGATACGTTCGAATTTACAAAGCCGGTGTAATATGGCCTACACGTTTCTAACAGTAGAGAGTGCATTTCACAGGACATTCGATGGTGAGGGCAATCCGACCAATGAAGGTTATGACTATCAGACTGCGATGGAGTTATTAAACCGTATAGCAGACACGGGCGAAGGCCGATTATATATCGATAGCAGTGGCAACGTGATTTACGAAAGCCGCTATCACAGGGAAACATAATGCCTTATAGCTATACTGAGATTGGAGCAGTTCAATCCCGTCAGGATAGCGTTGCTATTTCACTTGGGCCCATAGTAGTCCATTCTGATGCGGAGGTTTTTTATGGTGCCCATTTCCCCTATGGACTGTCTGGTGTAGCGACTAATCTTATGAGTGCCGTCTACCACGGTGTCCTTGGAGGTGGTGGAGAGAAAACCATAGGGGCATGGACTTCAGGAAACTCAGTTGTCACCGGTTCTTCAGGAGCATCGTGCCGTTTAGCACAGTGGGCAAGAGGGATTTTTGGGACTGATGTAATTGAAGGTGCTTTTGCTTCGGCCGCAGGCTATTCGGGGAAGTTCAGGTTTACTGTCCCTGAACCTCCTGAAGGGTGCGTTTTGGAGTCTGCTAAAGTAAGAATATGGAGTTCTGGATATAATGATGTGAACGTAGAAACAGTAGAGGTCGGGGTAGGTACCTTTGAGTATGATTGCCCTATTTATTCTGGTACCGTAACGATTCATCCTTGCCATGAGCTGATTGAAAATTACTTTTCTGGCGGCTGGTACGTGATGAACGGCTATCTTGATAGTCAGGGTTGGAATACTAACATTTGGGACGAGGGAGGGTCTTTGAGTTCATCGACCAAAACATTCTCTGCTCAGCTTGAAATATCTTATTCCTGTGAAGAGGACCCGGACAACGGCGAAGAAGCCACAGATATAACTGACACCGAGGCCGACCTTGAGGTTTATAACGATTGTGAAGAGGCCTGGTTTGAATACGGGATAATGGGGCAAGAGATAGTAGGCTTTTCTTCAACTCCGCACCAGTACACTCAAGGCCATTTGACTTTCCATTTGACAGGATTAACGCCGTGTACTTGGTATTGGTACAGGTTCAAGCAGATATGCGGCGGGGTAGAAAAGACTGGCAAGACGTATTGGTTTAAGACGAAATGCACCAGCACGCTGGAGGCTATCACGCTTGGCGCAGAGGACTGGTGGTGGATGGGCGGGGGACAGGGGACAATTAGAGGACTAATAAAGCACACAGGTAATATGAATTTCTACGGCTACTTTGGTTTCCAATTTGGGACGAACAGCACCTTCACCGCCGCAGATACAGTATGGCTTGGTAATAGAGGCAATGAGTCCAGCAGTTGGATTCCACCAGATCCATATCTGTGGCCTTATCAGCACACATATAACCATCTATTGCCCGACAGGACGTATTATTACCGGGCAGTATGGCATCATGGCAGACCTCCGATGACGGTTGACCTGTACGGCGCAACGATGTCCTTTAGCGGGGTGCAATCTATAGCAGGTTTTGGATACAACCATGTCACAGCGAAAAAGGCCGAGGACGACATCAGCAAAATGGCCGCAGGTCGTTACTATATAGATAAGAGCGGCGTATTTCAGTATGAGAGTTACCAGAGGCGGTTAGCATGACAGTAACTTTTACCGATGCAGAAATGACTGACCTGACCTACGAACTGAATGACGGCGAACTGGTCAACGACGTATTGATGATTGTTGGAGAACCTGACCTTGAGGTATTAGTGCGGGGGTACGATGCTGGTTCAATAGCCAAATACGGGCGCAGATCATTCCGGCTGGACAACCCCATCGTGGCGAATGTTGCCGCGCTCTATGCAACACCTAAAGCACAGGTGACGGCTATACTTGACCGCAACGTAGAGCCGTACGCCAATCTGCAGATTACCTTGATATCGTCCACTGCCGCGCTAACAGTTAAGATCCTCGACCTGGAGATAAGCGACCTGGTACAGATAACCGAAACAATTTGTGGACTGAGTGCGGATTACTTCATTGTTGAGAGCATTGACTTGAGCGTTGACTTATCAGGATATATTACCGCAAGCATAGGACTGGTCCAGGCCCGGTCTACGGAGTATGCGCTGTGACTATTATAACCGAGATGGTCGACCTCAAAACTGAGATAAAAACAGATGATATCTATAACGACATCAGGGTGTTGGTCCCGTCATACGAATATACCTTAGTGGAGACAGCTCCCGAGGTGTGGTACAGATACCCAATAGCCATTAACGTGCGAGAGGTGGACAGCCTGTCCATTAACAAATATGGCCGCCGTACCAAGATCCAGAATAAGCACGTTATCGGCTCAATGTTTGCCGAGACGTACTGCGCCGGGGAACTGGCGAAGTTGAAAGAACCCATTCAGCGGGTTAATGTCAAAATGATAGGCAATACGTCAGACAATATTGTTAAGACGCTGACCTTAAAAGTAGCCCAGCAGGTTGACTATCTCTATGCGCCGGCAGGCTTGAGCGCGTGGGCATCGGTGGACAATTTGACTCTGGACATCGACCTGGACGGCATCCCCAGGCTGGCCCTTAACCTAACTGATAACGAGGCGACATCGCCTGTTGACCCACCAGTACCCGTCACTGATTGGTTTAATGTGGGCATGGACAGAGTAGATAACACAACGGATTTAATAGGATAGAGATATGGCTTGGACGACACCACGAACGTGGGTAACCAACGAAGTATTATCGAAGGCTCTACTCGATGAGCAGGTGCGGGATAATCTCGCGTACCTGAAGCTGAATATCGCGTTGGAGGCCGCTGGCGAACTGACCATATCCTCAGGAGCGGTCACTAAGTCCCGTTCGCATCACACTATCGATACCGAGGGGGATGCGGCCAGCGACGACTTGGTAACCATAAATGGCGGTAGCGAAGGCGATGTCCTATTGATAAGGTCGGCTAATAGTGCCCGTGTAGTAGTCTTAAAGCATAATACTGGAAATATATGGAGCATGTCCGCTAAGGACATTATTCTCGACAACTCCTCCGATTACAGTATTCTCGCTTATTCCGGCAGTAAATGGGTGATGCTAAGCAGTGGGGGGACAGTCAATACGACCGGAGTACCAGAAAGTAACGAAATAGCCGTTTTTACCAATGCGGATACCCTGGGAGGGCGCAGTTACTCTGAATTGAGAGGCGACCTAGGGATCCTACCATCAATAGACGAAGATACGATGGTAAGCGATTCTGCGGCACATGTCCCGACTCAGCAAAGCGTAAAGGCCTATGTGTTTGCCAACAGGTCTTATGTAGAGAGACTGGCTGCGGTACCTCCTTTAACACTGGGACGCATGTACCAAAACACCCTCAATGAGCGGATGTATATCTGTAAGGCGGGCGTATAATGGGTTGGCTAACAGGTTGGGCTTACAGAAAGGTACTATTGATTGACCCGTCCGAAGATGGGGAGCAATCAGATTATCAACTTAACCTGGCTGTATGCAAAGCGGCCACAACATCGGTCTCTACAAGCCCTTACGCTACTTCAGGAGGTTCTGAAGGACAAAGTCCATATACGGGACATGCGTGGGTAGACCCAGCGAATTCATATTCGGATACTTTAACCTTCTCCAGTATCACCAGTGGGTTTGATACTGGAGATCTCTCTGAAGTGCTGATAAATAAGGGGTACGCCAATCTCGCCAACGCATACACTGTTTCAGCAAAGACTATACCAGTTCACGCCACAATTAAAGGGATTAAAGTTACGATTTATAGAAAATATGCAGTATCTATTGTTCGTGATGCGCTGGTGCAGCTCTCCAAAGATGGCGGGACTACGGGGGCAGGAGATAACAAAGCCTCCACGGATGATTGGCCTCTGGCATCAACTGCTAAAGTCTATGGTTCTTCAGCAGATTTATGGGGTACGACTTGGACTCCTGCCGAAATCAATTCAGCTAATTTCGGGATACGTGTCGCAGCTCAAGCTATGGGAGATGGGGCTCAAGCGTATATAAGCTTCATAGCAATCTCGGTATATTATAATCTGGTCGACTGTGCCGACCTTGTGGCCGCTGACTTTGATGATTTGAGATTTACCGCCAATGACGGGACGACGCTTTTATCCTATTTTATAGAAAGAGTTTATTCTGGCTCTGCCTTTGTTTGGGTTAAGATACCTACTATCGCCGCTTCGCCTGCTCAGACTACCATCTACATGTATTATTCCGGAACCGAGACCGCTGTGAGTAGTGTTGCAGACACCTTTGGAACTGGATTGGCAGACGATTTTGAACATGGGTCAGACGAGCAAGATGTGAGTGCTTCTGGAGGAAACATCACCTGGTCGCAAGGGAATAGTGGGGGAAACCATGCAGGAAAAATAGACACAGCGGCGTATTATGGAGGTACAAGGGGGCTTAGGCTATATGGGAGTGAATTCGTATATTTCACCAAAGCGGGGGCAGCAGGCTATGCAATAAGATTTATGCTTAGAAAAGCTGATAATACCCTTTTCACCTTTGGTCACGGAAATGCGACAAAGGCACTGGTGCTTTATGTCGATGCTTACCGAGAGATAATGTACGTAACCACCTCTAATCAACATCTCAGCCCTGCCCAGTACATTAACCTGAGTGTGTTCTATTCAATAGAACTTAATAACATTAATTTTGATGCGGGTACGTTTGATATATGCAGAGACGTATCTCCCTGGTGGCCAGAAGGAAAAATAAAGACTGGCGCAACGATGAAAGCCACGAGTGCCTATCAAAACCTAATCAAGATGACCGTTTCGGTCACGTTGAATAACTGGATTGATAATATCCTGATCCGTAAATTCACCCCTAACGAACCTGCTTGGGCCAGTTTCGGAGATCCTGTATATATTGTCCCGATTGTCACTACGCAAGCAGGAACAGAATTAGGGAAAGATTCCTTTACGGCAAACGGCAATATAACTAATGCGGATGGAGGTTATACAAGAAGAGGCTTTTGCTATATCGAGGGAGCAATAGGAGATCCCAGCACTGAAGACGCGGTAGTCTTTGAGGACATCGAGTCTTTCGACACGGGGGCTTATTCAGAGTTGGTTTCAGGGTTAAGTATAGATACTGCATATCGTGTCAGGGCTTATGTGACCAATGATATGGGCACCAGTTACGGAGATTCAGTGACTGTCATTACAACAATAGACGCAACCTACGTTGAGATACTAACCTCAGATAGGGCGTTAGCTCTTGATAATACAACAGCATTCACACCGGATGCTGACTATGAGCCGGCTACCAAGAAGTATGTTGACGACGCCGTAGAAGGCGCTGGTGATATGCAGACCGCGACCTATGACACTGACATCGATGGGGTTGTGGATAAAGCAGAGGGCGTAGTAACGGGGACGACTCTACCAGGTACCGCCTCGGACGGAGAACTATTCGGCAAAACAGACTCAAAGGAATTATACATTTGGTTCGATTAGGAGATGACATGAAAAAAATACTGGGATGGAAAACTGAACCCGCCAGGCCTGAGGTTATGGCTAAAGAGCCGGATGGCAAGGATGTGGAACTGAAATTCACGATGTCTTCAACCGTTTATGATGAATTGGATGGTATCGCTAGACTCCGGGGTTTCCCCGATCTTAAGGTGTTTGTGATCAACTTCATCAGCAAGCAAACCGCTCTTGAAAGGAAGGTCGATAAGAGCGAGGTTAATTTGAATATCAAGTAAGGGGGTGACTATGGCAGATAAATTATCAATAGAACTCTCAGTGACCGGCAAGCAGTTCGAGGAACTGGGCAAAATGTCTGAACTGCGGGGCTTCCCTAATCAACGGGAATTCATAGCGGACCTGGTCAGACAGCAGATACGTGAGTATCGAGACAAAATCCTGAAACGGGACAGTGACCTTAACCAATTACAGTAATGGAGGAATAAATAATGGCAGCAACCTGGAAGAAAATTGCTTTCGAGGAGGATGTACTCCTCAAGTCTATTATCGCGGCAAAGGGTGACCTGATCGTAGGTTCAGCCAACGATACGGCGACGGTCCTGAGCATCGGGACCGACGGCTACGTGTTAAAAGTTTCCACAGATACACCTGCCTGGGTTGACCCTGCGACCCTCGCTGTAGCAGATCACGCATCGACCCACAAGAACAGTGGTTCAGATGAATTACTGCTAAGCGACTTCGGGGAACCCACCGCAGATGTTGAATTCAATGGCCAGGAGGCGCTCAACTTCTGCTTGCAGAATTCAGCCTCACCCCCGGCAACCGCGGTGCTGGGCAAACTCTATTATGATACCGACGACAACTGCGCCTACATTTGCACAGCGGTAGCCTAATGGCAGACCCCAACGAAGAGATGATGGCTGATTGTAACAACGACTTGAGCGCTGTCATACAAAAGTACACCGGCACGCTCAAGTCGTCAGACCTTTACCTGGTATTGTTCAAGCTGGCCGATGACATGTACCGACACTGGAGAAAGACCTTGCCGGAGGAATAAATGGCAGTAACCTGGAAGAAAGTAGCCTTTGAAGATGATGTGATACTGAAGTCCGTGTTGACTGAGCGTGGTAGCATCATTTTTCGGAATGCTACCGGCCCCGCTGAATTGCTTCATGGTACTGCTGGACAGATATTGACCAGCGGGGGCAATGGGGCAGACCCGTCATGGGTGGATGCCTCCGGCGGAGCTGACATAACCGCTCAAACATTGACATGGTTAGGGATATAAAATGGGAAGTTTCACAATTAAAAACCTTGGTAATGGGCAGCTCCCCAATTCCATCGGAGATCTCTACACGGTCCCTGCTTCCACGACCACGGTTGTCCGGTCAATCGTTTTGATCAATACCAACACCACCGCTGAGACCGTCAACCTTTATTATCTCAAATCCGGTGGGACTGCCAGAAGGATAATACCCAAATCGTTGTCCCTGGCCGCCAACAATTCCCTGGTTTTTGACAGCCCATTGACCCTGGGTGCCGCCGACAAGATACAGGGAGATACGACGACCGCCTCCAAGGTTGACTATGTTATCAGCGGCGCGGAGTACGCATAA